TTGGGTACAACTATGAACATAACCACTCAAGCTATGGGTGAAGACGGCGGTGGTGGCGGTAATCTTTTACAAGAACCTTTTGAACCACCCTCCCAAAGTAGAACGACGGAATTGATTGAGGAGCTGATATCCTTGCTCCGTGGTTCACGGTCCCCGCCTAGTGTATTTGAAAGACCGATGCCACGTCCACAACCTATTTTTAGTCCTCCTCCTCCGCGCACGCCTCCTCCGGCGCCTGTTTCAGGAACGGGGGTTCTTGGTTCATTGGCCTCTAATCCTTTATTTCAGGACTTTGCCACACAGTTACAGTCGAGTAATCCCCAGCAGTCGGATATACTGAGCGAGATGTTTAAGAGTGCTGATCAGAAAAGTCAGGGTCAAAACCAGTTTCAGCCACAAAACAATCCGTTTATGGGTAATTCGTCGCCCTTTATGGCACCCCCGCAGTACTTTTCACCACAGGCTTATGGGCAGTTTGCTCCTCCGCCTATGGGATTTAGCCAGTTTCAACCGCCTATTCCTTATGGAAATGCTGGTGGTTTTGCACCACCGCCTCCACCGTTTGCTCCGATGCAACAAGGGATGGGGGATTCGTCACCCTTTGCAAATAGCATTAGAAATGTTGGCTTTGCATAAATACAATAGTTATGGTACAGGAAGACAACCAAGGAGAAAGACATGAGAAAGATGAACATGGGCGGTAGTGTCCCACGTCAGACAACAATCCAAGGTCAGCGTCATGATCTTGCATATATTAATCCTTTTGAAGTTGACTTATTAGAATCGTACAATGCAACACCAGGCGGCGTTGCTGGTCCGGGCAACGTTCCGGCTTATCCTCCAGGAGGATCAGGAGGTTACGGCGGTTATGATGGTGGTTTTGGTGAAGCTGGTAGAGGTGGTCCGGATTCAAACGCACCTGGCATGGGACCAGGTGATGGAAACTTTGGTGGTGGAGATAGCCCTGGTGGTCGTGCAAATCAAAACAGGGGCCAAATAACTCAAGCAGATGTAAATGCAGCTAATGCAAATAATGCAGCAAAAGCACAAGCACAAGCACAAGCACAAGCATCTAACGTTAATGCAGCAAAAAACATGGCCTTAAAAGGAAAGGGCGCTGCCTTTAGTGATCTTGCTTTAAGTCTTCAACAACAAAAAGACGATGCAGCAAGCAAAACAGGGTTGGAAGGTCTTATAGCAAGAGCAAAACTTGCAATAGATCCTCTACAGAAACAACAAGTTTTTGATGACGTTATGGGGAAAAAAAGAGATGACCCAAGCGCGTTTCAAAATATAATGCAAAAGGTAGGTCTTACTGGACCAACACCTACTTCTTTTGACCCTGTATATGACAAACAAGGTAATTTAGTTGGCTCTGCTGGACTTGATGAAAAGGGTAACGTGCTTTCTTATAATGGAGACAGAACTGCAAACCTTCCTGCTGGCGATGTAAAAGATAAAGTGGATGCAATGAATGCCCTAAACCAAGGAGGCCCTGGTGACGGTCCAGACCTTCCACCAATTGACATGGATCCATGTCCAGCGGGCTTTGTGATGGATGCAGCTACAAACGTATGCGTTCCTGTTACTCCAACCCTTGACCCCGATCTTCCAGAAGTTCCAGACGAACCTCTTCCTCCATACGTTCCTCCTTCTGAAGTTGTAGGTCTACCTGATTATACACCAATCGGTGGTTTGGGAAGTTTTGTACCAACGCCGTTGCAACCTTATCAGTCGTATCAGATACAACCCCAACCTATGGTAACAATGGTGCTTGGTGAAGAACAAGGATAACAGCTTTGAATTTACAGTCTCTTCCAGAAGATGCCCTGAAAGAGATACTTGCTCTTACTGAGGCTAAAAAACTCTTAGATGTTAGAGATGAGGCGCAAGCAAAGTTTATGCCCTTTGCTCATCATGTGTATGAAAACTTTATTGAGGGCCATCATCACCGTATCATTGCGGAGAAACTAGAGCGTGTTGCGCGGGGCGAGTTAAAACGTCTTATAATTAATATGCCCCCACGTCATTCTAAGTCTGAGTTTGCATCTTTTTTAATGCCTGCTTGGTTCTTGGGCCGTAATCCTAAGTTAAAGATCATTCAGGCAACGCACAATACAGAGCTGGCTGTTCGATTTGGTCGTAAGGTTCGAGATCTTATTGATGATCCACAATATAAAGAGATCTTTCCGAACACAAACTTGAAGGAAGACAACAAGGGTGCGGGTAAATGGCAGACAGACAAGGGCGGTGAGTACTTTGCAGCGGGTGTAGGCGCTGCGGTTACTGGTCGTGGTGCGGATTTATTTGTAATTGATGACCCACATTCGGAGCAAGACGCTTTAAGTGAGACGGCATTTGACAATGCGTACGAATGGTACACTTCTGGTCCCCGTCAGAGGCTTCAACCTGGTGGTTCCATCATAATTGTTATGACTCGGTGGGGAAAAAAGGACTTGACAGGCAGATTATTGGCTGCACAGGGCAACGATGTTATGTCCGATCAGTGGGAATTGGTAGAATTTCCTGCAATTATGCCGTCGGACAAACCATTATGGCCTGAGTTTTGGGAAAAAGACGCATTATTGTCTATTAAGGCTTCTTTACCCGTAGGTAAGTGGTCGGCACAGTGGCAGCAACAGCCTACCTCTACAGAAAGTGCAATCATTAAGCGTTCTTGGTGGCAGGATTGGGAAGAAGAGAAGATTCCGCCCGTAAAATACATACTACAGTCCTATGATACCGCGTTTAGTAAGAAAGAAACGGCGGATTACAGTGCAATTACCACATGGGGAATTTTTAATCCAGAAGATGGCGGACCAGACCACATTATTCTGCTAGATGCCCAGCGTGGACGGTGGAATTTCCCTGAATTGAAGGAAGTTGCGTACAGTGAGCACGATTATTGGGAGCCTGACATGGTTTTAGTGGAGGCAAAAGCCACTGGTACACCGTTGATAGATGAGCTACGGTTACGAGGCATACCAGCTTTGGGGTTCTCACCGGGCAAAGGACGTGATAAGGTGACGAGAATGCACATGGTTGCTCCTTTGTTTGAAGCAGGAGTTGTTTGGGCGCCAAAGGACAAAAAGTTTGCAGATGAAGTGATAGAAGAGGTTTCTTCGTTTCCTAATGGTGACTATGATGATTTTTGTGATAGTATGACATTAGCATTAATGCGTTTCCGCCAAGGAGGGTTTATATCCCTTGAGGGGGAGGATGTATATGACGATGAATGGAGACCCAAAAAACGGGAGTATTATTAATGGCTTTACCACCACAACCAATGGGATCACTTGTAGATTCTGGATTAGCTCTAGACGATACAGCGGGACTTCCAGACGTAGAAGTTTCTGTAAACGAGCCAATGGGCTTTGAAGACGGCGCCGAAATAACTGAAGACGGTGAGGGCGGAGCAATCATTGAGGCTATTAAGAGCGGGGAAATAGAAATTCCTGCGGAAGCTATACCGTTTGATGCTAATTTAGCCGAGATTTTAAGTGATAGTATACTTGATGAGCTGTCTGCGGAGCTTCGATCATTATACGAAGAAGACCTTGAATCAAGGTCAGAATGGGAAGAAACCTACGTTAATGGGCTAGATTTGCTTGGATTGAAGACAACTGAACGATCTACTCCTTTTGAAGGTGCGTCAGGAATTACACATCCTTTGATTAGTGAGTCCGTTACACAATTCCAATCACAAGCGTACAAGGAGATGTTGCCACCTGGGGGTCCAGTTCGTACTAGATTGATGGGTATTCAAGACGCTGCACACGAAGAGCAAGCAAGTCGTGTTAAAGATTTTATGAACTATCAGATCACGGAGATCATGCAAGAGTTTGATCCAGACATGGATCAGATGTTATTCTATTTACCGTTATCAGGTTCTACCTTTAAGAAGGTATACTTTGATGCGGCTAAAGGACGAGCTGTTTCTAAGTTCGTACCAGCACAAGATTTGGTTGTGCCTTACTCCGCGTCAGACTTAGCGACTGCTACTCGTGTTACTCATGTTTTACGTATGGACATAAACGAAGTTCGTAAGATGCAAGTAGCCCAGATGTATAGGGACATAGACTTAAAGGGCGGCGGTGATGAGGAAGCAGATTCTGTTCGTCAAAAAGTTAACGAGTTAGAAGGTATTTCAAAGAACTATTCTGACGATGTTCTTAATATATTAGAGGTTCATGTTGAGTTAGACCTAGAAGGATTTGAAGACGAGAACCCTAATACCGGAGAGCCTACTGGAATTAAACTTCCTTACATCTCC